AAAATAGTAGAATCTTGAGAACTTAGAAACTCATTTGTTAACTCTCTATCATAAAATACCTTAAAATCAAAATTAGATAAAGTTGTACTTGATAAACCAAAAGTTAACTTAGAATTTTTTACAACATCAATTCTAGGATTAATTAAAGAAATAGATTGATTTGCACCACCAGTATTAGCTGTGATTGAAACTATTTTAACTGGAGTTACATTTAAATCTGGTAAGGTTTCGGCTAGTTGGAAATATCTATCACTTACTTTATTAACAAAATAATCACCAGTTGATAATCCAGTTGCTCCTCCACTGTAGAATATCTTATCACCAGTTTTTAAACCATGATCACTTATGTCTATTCTATTTGCTTCAACATCTGATGCTGCAAAGGTTAAAGGATTGATTAATAATTTCTCATATTCAGAATTATAATTGACTGATATTGATGCTGTTGTCCCTATACCAACCGATAAATTAGGAACCACATTCATTTTAACAACATCACCTTCTTGGAGGTTATGTGTAGTTGTATCTGCAGCAGATACGTTAGTTGTAACAAGTGTTGTTACTTTCTCAAGATCACCAGTTACTTGTTCATAATTAGATGAGAAATAATATAAACCAGATGAAATTCCAGATGTTGATCCTTTTGAATAGAAGTATAAACCTTCACTTGTACTTCCAATACCAACTTTAGTGGTCAGAATACCTATATTATCTGGTCCTTTATTAATAACATATACGTCAAGGGTATTTTTGCCAACATGAGGCACTTTAAATTCTGTAACGTTAGGTGTTCTACCAACATCAAATCTATTAGCACCATTATTTTTAACTAAAGTAACTTTTTGTCCAGTTTTAAATGGATGATTTGGTACGTGTATTGTTCTAGTAGGTATTGATAAATCTTTTACTACATCTCCAACAAAGTATTTTACACTGGTCGCACCACCACTTGTGGTGCCAACTCCTACTGATTGAGGTCCATTAAAGTATACTAAATCATTTGTTTTAGACTCAAATTTCTTAGTTTTTACTGGAATATTGATTTGACTATTTAATACATCAATTACTGATCCAGAAGTATGGGCAATACCAATACCACCTCCTTCATTTCTTTGTACTTTTATTACCTTTTGTGTACGATAAAGATTTAATACTCTTAATATTTCAGATCCAACTCTTAATGATCCACCAATTGATACTGTATTTGGAATGTCCGATACGTAGATATCTTGAATTACACCATTAGCATTACCAACTGCCATTTGTTTTGTTAGATCAATAGTATCTGTAGAAATTCCTACTTTAAATGATCCTGTAAGATTAAGTATACTTGTACTCAATCCAGAGATTGATATTGAAGTTTGATCATTTAATTCTATGAAAGGTAAAGTTGTTACTCCTACATTATCATTATCTTTCCAAGTAAATACTACATTTTCAAATTTTTGTAAAGTTGTATCAATTCTTGAAACACCAATTCCTACAATTTCATCAACTTTAGCACTAAAACCAGATCCATTCGTATCTGTATTATCAAAGACAGTTAAATCACCAACTTTATATCCTTCTCCACCATCTAAAACAGTTAAATCATCAATATTTCCCTTTGTTACAGATTCAATTTTTGTTATTTGTCTAATTGTTTCATTTGATTCGATAATAAAATCATTATCACCAAACTCTTCATCAACAAGATAAGGTAATGTATTTCTTAGTAAATTTGAATTATTAAAATCAAAATCATGATTTAAAATTAAATTATCATTTATTAAAGGAGACCTGTAAGTTTTTCCTATGAAGTATGGATATTTTCCTTCTAATCTACTGGTATTTGATGAAATTCCCACAGAAGCAAAATAAGCATAAATTCCATTTGGAAATTCTGGAGTTTTACAAAATCTACCGTTATGTATATCTAAGTCTCCTAGTCCATCATAAACATAATCGTCTACAAAAAATCCCTCTTTCAATCCAATAGGTCTATTAATAACTTTTGATACATCAAGTTTATATGAAGGAGATAATATTTTTAAATCGGAATTTATATTATCAGGATCAGAATATCCAAATGGACCGTAAATTGGATTACCATCATATGCCCATCCAATTATGGGTGAGTGTGAGGTTATCTGATCAAAATCACCATTTGTTTTAATTGAAAAACTATCTTCTAAAGAACTAATAATATCTTGAGAATATCCAAGAACACCAAATCCAAAAGAATTTCTCCGAGATGTTAAATTAAAATCACCAAATCTTTCTGCTGTATTTAATTTTAAACTTCTAACTCTGGCACCTAAAGAACCATTAGATCCTTTTGGCACAACATCAATATTTGTAGTAAGACTACTATACCCTATACCAGCGTTTATAACAATTGCATTGATAATCTGACCATTCTGTATTACAGGTCTTACAATCGCTCCTGACCCTGTTCCAGCGTCTGTTATCTCTAAGTCTGGTGTGGAAAAATATCCTTCTCCTTTGTTAACAACTGATACATTATCAATTTTTCCATTCACAATTATTGGTTTTATTTCACCATTCTTACCTGTTAAAATTTCTACATCAGGTTTTATTTGGTGATTTAAAATTGTTGAACCATAATTTGATCCTTCTTCATATACATATGCATCTGTGATCTGTCCTGTAACAACAGGTGTTAAATTAAATGTTCCTGTAACTGTTGATCCATAAGAAACTTCAATATTTACTTTAATTTCTGGATAGAAAAATTCTTGTAAACCAACTCCTGAAGATGTTAAATTAGCATATGCCTTTCTTTCTAAATTTACTGAATCTGTTGCCAATTTAAATGAATTTTCATCAATCTTTGCAACATGATACTGGTTAGATGTGCTTAAACCAGATATTATTGAACCACCTGATTGAAAATTATATTCAATTATATCCGAAGTTTCAAAACCATGATTTTTAAAGTTAATTACATCATAAGCAGTGGATATACCTGAAGGATTTACTTTTAATTTACGATTTGTATATCCTGAACCTGACTCTAATACTTTAACAGATATAAGAGTAGTTCTATTTTCTGTTCTAAAACGATGAATTCCACTAGCTCCAGTATCTGTTGATAATCCAACAGTATTAATACCTGCTATACCCGCAAGAGCATCTTGTTTTGTATTAAATATTCTAACTGTTGTTGGGTTAACAATCCTAACAAAATATGGATCACCATCAGATAAAGTTCCAGTAATAATATTATTACTATCATATGCAGCACCGATACCAATTGGAGAATTGTTGTTAGCACTGTAATAAACTAATTGTCCATTTTCTAAGTTATGTTCTGTCTTAAAAGTTATAGTTTCATCATCTTTATCAATACCACCATTAAAGAATATATCTCTACTATCAAAATTAACAAATCTATTCCTTATACCCACAACAGGTTGAAGAACACATCCTGATCCATTACCACCTGTTACTGAAATACTTTTTACAGACTCAATATCAAAATTTTGAGGATCAACTAAAACTTTATTAACAATTCCAGTAATAACAGGTTGAACAAGTGCAGTTGTTCCTGAAGTAGATTCAACACTAATTGAGGGTGGATTGACAACATCATAACCTTTACCGCCATTTAAGACTTCAACAGATTCTAAATTTCCATAATATATGATATCATCAGATATTGGAGATCTAATTTGTACACCATCTCTTAGTATTCCAATATCATTAATTGGAGTTTCATGTTTTGACGATACGGATAAATTTTGTGATAATGGAATTCTTCTTAAAATTTTATCTGATTGTAGTTTTCTATCTGCGTGTGATTGTAAAATGAAAGTATGATCTTCTGTCGAAGTTGTTCCAATACCTATCTGAACGGTGCTTGCAGTGCCTATTTGACTGCGAGATTGGTATAATCCTATTTTTGATACATTTGCTCCTGCAGGAGGAGTTACAGGATCGACATAGTAAGTTCTTCCAGATTCCAAACCAGATAAAACTTCAGTTTGAGGACTGTAAACAATTGCATCACCTTGAATAAACTTTATATTTTGATTAGATGGTGGTGAGAATTGTATAAAACTATATTCATTAGTTAAAGGATTCTTTCCATCGAGACTCAACCCACTAGTCTTTTCTTTAATTGTATCAATTGTAATATCATAATTTGGAAGTGAGTTAGAAGCAACGTATCCATCAGTTTCACCATCACTATACACATTTAATACATCTGATATTAATACATCGTTCCCTTGTTCTATTTCAACTCCACTACTTGTTGCAGTTTCAATTATTCTTCTAATATCATACAATTGATTAGATATTGTAGTAAAACCAACAATGTTATCAACTGTAATTTGATTTAGATTTGTGTCTATACTACTTACAGTTCCAGTACCTTCAATAGACTGTTGATTTCTTTTTAATATATTAAAGGTATCTCCTACTTTTAAATTAGATTTGTCTATAGATGCTCTAAAAGTATATGTTGTTCCAACTATATCAATTTGAAATCTTGGTGATGTATTATATTTCCAAGAATTAGCAAATATTTCTTTGTAAGATGAATTATCATTTTTAATTTTTTCACCGATATTTTTAACAAATATATTTTCTCCCTCATTCACAAGACTAATATCTGATATAGGAACTAACTCAGAAAGAACTCCTGTAATTCTAAGATCTACTCTCTTTGATAAATCCCCATTTTCATATCCAAAAATAGTCTCATTTGATCTTATATCATCAGCAGTATTAATTTTAACACCTATACCTGTGCAACCAAAGAATTGATTAATTGTTTTAGATGTGTAATCAATACTATTTTGTCCACTTATAATAGTTCCTGTTGCCCCAAAACCAACTGTTGAGTCAACTGATATAACATTACTATTAATTACTGCATCTGATAAAACTTTTGTTTTACCTGGAACTGTAAAAACACCCTCTATTAAATCACGATCACTAAATCCAACAAATAATGAAATTTTATAATATGTTTTTTGATCTCTTCTTAATATTTCAACTTCAGATACAGATGCATTGGTTGATGTATCTGTTGATTTAAATATAGTTTGCCCAACTAAGTTTTGGGGTTCTGCTGTAGATGTAATTAAATCTGCAACAATAATTTCTCTACGAATAAATTCTGCACCTGATGGTTTTATTAAATTACCTTCTAAATCAAGTATTGTTGATTCAACTCCATATAATACCTTGAATAAAATTCTTACAGATTCTTCTATCCCTTTTGATTGGTAAAAACTTCTAGCAAACTTAAAGAAGTTACCTACATCAAGATCTGTATCAAAATCATTACCCTCTAAACCAGGTAAAAATGTTTTTTTAAGTTTTTTATAAAATTCCTGTAAAAATAGTACAGATAAATTTTGAATTGAAGTACCAGATGTATGACTTGATGCTGTTGTGTTATCAAAAATTAAACTCTCACGATTAATTTCTAATAATGATGATGAAATTCCAACATTATATCCACTAACACCACTAAAACCACGAATACATCCTGTAAAAGATGTTGATGTAATTCCAGTATAAGATATTACTTCATCATTAATTTTTAAAAGACCATATTCTGAAGGAAACCCTTTAGTACTAGGCACTGAAATAGTAGTATCAGTTGCTGAAACATCAGATGAAACACTTGTAGTTCCAGTAATAACTTCAGGAACTAAATTATCTGATTTTAGATATTGATCAAAATTATTAATTAAATCACTAGGACCACCTTGAAATTCTTGCGAAATATAATATTGTTTAAAAAACTCAGTGGCATTTGGAAAATCAGTCACCACAAATTCAGGTAACTGTTTTTCAATAATAGTATTGACTTTTATTCTTTTGTCAATTTGTGACATAAATTATTTCCTCTCTAAGTCTCCATTAGAGTAACTTGAGGTATAATAATCTCTCGTGAATACAACACCTGAAACATCTTCACCCGAAGCAATTACATCCTTAAACATATTTATTGCACTTTTTGAAACGTCAAAACTCAAATACAAATCTTTTAATCCTACTACATCATTCGATTCAGGAAATGCTTGAACTTCAATTATATTATTTTGTGACGCTGTAGACGTTATATTAATTGTGTTCAAAATAATCTCACCTTTTTTATAATCAACAATACCTGCATCTTTTATTAATATTTGTTGTTCATCTTTTTGATTTTTAAAAACTACACTTAAAGTTCCCTTCATTGACCCATCAAGATTTCCTATAGCATCCTTATTTGGTACATCAGTTAGAAAAGCAGTCTCATTTGATCCTGTAACTGTAAATCCTGTGCTCTTTACATTAAAACCAGCAGGATTAATATAAAAACGATTACCAAAACACAGTTCATACTGTGCAAATTGATTTAGAAGAGCCTTTAAATCTCTTCTGATTATAACTTTTGTAATATTTGAAGTAATACCATTGTCAACACGATCAATCAAAGTGTTTAATTTACTATATTTAAATCTTCCACCAAACTTATTAATCTCTACATTATTTCCATAAGCATCTAAAGAAGAAATTATTGCAGTTCTTAAATTTGATGCTGAAGCAATTTGTGCTGGATTATAATATATTGTAGAATTTAATTCCACATATAGTATCTTTAAATCTACAATTTCAGAATTAATACCAGCAATAGCGTAGTTCTTTAATTTATTTTTTATCTGAGTTTTATCAAAATCTGATATGTATGTACCACCTTTAGGTTTAATGCTTATCTGCACTTGACCAAATTTTGGTGGATCTAATTCTTCTCCACCAACCACTGCAACTGACTCAGTTTTTGGGAAAATATTTTGAATTATTGCCTCATAATCTCTTGGTGTAACTGCTCTATACTGTGCTGAGTAAAGTCTTGGTGCAAAATACTTAATAGAAGACACATCCTCAACTTCCGCACCATTGGAAGCGTTTGAAACAGTAGTAATTGTAATATTATCAGATGGTGTAAATAATGTTTGATCACTTTTTGTAAATGATCCTTGAAAACTAAAGTTAGAAGGACCATTACCTGTTTGTCCATCAGTTACAATATACCTTGCTGTTATAATTGATGAATTTTCTAACTTTTTACCAAAAAGACCATCTCCAAATAATATTTCATACTTTTCATCTTGAACTTCTTGTGCAAGATAAATTTCAGAGTTTTTATTAATATTTAAAATATTGTCAACCATTGAATATTTTCTTCCGAGTCCTACATCATTGGTACCTTTCACAAATACTCTTAATGTTGAACTATCAATATTTGGACTATCAATTATAAATCTCTGATCAGTTGAAGTATCAACTAAAAATACTCTCTGAAGTAAAGTTCCTTCATATATGTCAATTGGAGTATCAAATTGAGCAAATGAAGTTCCATTTATGTCAATGACCCGTGTTGAAGTGACTTCATCTGTTATTGAAAATCTATAAGTTGTATTTTCAGAGTTACCAACACATACAAGACCAGATCGAAGAGTTAAGTACCTTGGAGTGCTATCATTTGTTGTTCCTAGATTTACATCACCAATCTTAATTTGAGCGATTGCAGCGGTTTTTGAACGGGGTACATAACCAATATTACGTGCAAGTGATACAACGTTTTCACGAATGGTTGCAGAGTCTAAAAATGACTCATTTACTACTAAGTTTGCATTGAATGCATTAATATAAGTATTATATGCTAAAGTATCAATTAGAACAGAGAAGTTTGAACCCTCAAAGTCAAAATCAGTAAAATTTGAATTTGAACGAAGAAAATCTTTGATTTGAACTTTGATTTGATCAAAGTCTAGGTTTGTAAACTGAGTAAAGGGCATATTATCTTGTTGGTTCTAATATAAAACTAAACGACTGAGTTGGAACTTCGAGACCTATAATATCAAAGAATACTACAACTTCAATTTCATTCTCGTCAGGTGATGCATCAACTTGAATACCTACATTTTCAACTCTTGGTTCAAAATTAAGCACTGTATTACGAACTTGATCCTCTATAATCGTTACAGTTTCAATTGAAAACATCTCAAATAAAGAATCACGAACATCTGTACCTAAAAGAGAGTTAAAAAACCTTTCTGAAGGAATTGTTTCGACCAAGTTTCTTACTGATCTGATGATTGCTCGCTCATTCGAGAGCACAGGTATGTCTTTTGTCACTGGATGTGGTGTAAAAGACAGACTGATATCCTTAAATGCTCTTGATTTGCGTTGAA